GAGATCCATACATACGTACAAGAAGCGTAATTTCTGTCATTATTGGTCAGTCCAATCCCGGACACTCACATTGATCAAGTGAAGGAATACACATGGCAACAAATAATATCGGTGATTCGCTGGATTCTTCCGGCAACGTCGCTGTAGATTTCGTATGGGGTAACTTCCCTATTCAACCAAACGATGACCGCACAGATGGAACACCTGTAGTCAAGGTAGCAGCAAATGCTTCAGGAAACTACGCATGGTCTGGTTACACAGTTTATCCAAGCGCACGTCTAGATTTCACAAAGGATAGCCACGCTATCGCAGAGGCCGGCTGGTCAAGCTTCCCAGCATTCACAGCAGCAACAGGAAAGTTCAACATCACCCAGGTTTCTGGCGATGGAACAACTGTTCGTTACGAGTGCCAGAACACCTTTAATGGTGGAGAGACTGTAGACATCACAGGTTGCAACACCTTTAACCTTACAAGTGCAACAGTTGCTAAGGCAACTTCTGACTACTTTACAGTAACTAACTCAACCACTGGTTCTCTTTACAATATCAACAACGGTATCGTTCAGCGTTCAGATGCTCTTTCAGCAGCTGACGGTGCATTTGTTAGTGGAGCAGCTTATGTTAAGGTTCCAAACGTTATTGGCCTTACAACAGCTCTTGCACAGGATGCTTTGGCTGACGCAGAACTTACAGTCACAACAGCTTCAGCTGTAACCCCAGCTATTTCTAACGTAGCTCGCACAGGTACATTGGTAACACTTACTACCTCTGCTGCTCATGGATATGCTGCCGGTGATTCAGCTACAATCGCTGCTGTAACTAACACAGCTGTAAACGGAACATTTACTCTCGTTTCAGCTTCAGGCTCAACCCTTACATACAACACTGTCTCATCTGGAACAATTGCTTCAGGCGCAGACACAGGTACTGTCAAGGTTGCTGCTCGTGCGGGAACCATCAAGACACAGAGCATTGCCGCAGGCGCTGCTTCAGTCGCTATCAATGCCGCAATCACAATCACACCATACGCTGCTTAATCTCAGCAAAAAAGAGCCGGGAGTTCACGCTCCCGGCTTTTTGCTTTAGTGAGAGAATATACCTATGCACACTAAAAAACATCAGCACCATAAGCACGTAGATAAAGATAAGGCCGTAGCTGTAGTGGGTCGTCTAGGTGGCGGCTATCCTGTTCCAGGACAATACTGGTATCAAGGTTTTCCTTACGATGGTTTTACTGGTGTGGGTGGCGGTGGACATAGCGAAGCTGCAGAGAACGCACAATCCGAAGCACAAGAAGCAGCGTCAGGAATGTCAGAAGCAGGAGAAGCTACATCTAATACTGGGGGTGATGGTGGTGGAAACGCCGGTGGTGCAGCATCCGATGGTGGTGGAGGGTCGGGTTCAATGTGATTCTTGCTCGGCTAGGGCGGCATTTGTAGTCTCTTTGCCCTTTGGTGATCTTGCTTTCTGCAAACACCACTATAATAAAAACGCCGTAACGCTTACAGAACGTGGCGGTATTGCTAGACTTCTGGATAGTTTATCTGAAGATTTGGGAGAATTATGAAGGCGTTTAACCAACAGACGGGCCAAGTACAGGCTAGCAACAACCTATCACAAAATGGCGGAATATTAGGTGCCATGGTTGGCATATACGCTAACAAGAAAAATCTAGAGACCAAGTATGCCTATCAGACTTCACTGATGCAGTTTGATCATAGTCTTAAACAACAACGCCAGCTTAGCGGCACTGTACATGGCATTGTTGCGGATCAAATAAGTAAAGCAACTTCAGCAGCTAACAAGATGGCTGATAGAGAGCACGAGCACGACTCTAATTATAATATGATGAAGAGAATGGCATCCGGCCTTAAAAGCGGTGAGCTTAGTACTTTAGTTGCAGACCCTAAAAGCCTGCAAGGACAAACTCAATCACTGGGTCCTGAGCTTGATGATATTAGAGAAGGACTTGGCGGTACCAGCGCAGGACGAACAAGAAAACGCGGTACTAACACACCAGTAACTGAAACACCAGCAGTTGAATCTCCAGCAGCAGAAACACCAAAAGTTACCCCAGCAGGAGCTAAAGGTTCTCGTGGTGCACGTAAAGGGCGTAAACCTGAATTTACTGACTCTAGCGAAAAGCACATTAACCCTGTTAGCCCCGCTGTTGCCCAACCATTTAGTTACAATAACAACCCAGCAGATTCTGAAGAAGCTGCAAAATCTGATCAACCTAAGACAACAGTAACACCTGCTAAAATTAGTGCACCAGAAGTAAAGAAAGTTGGGGAATAATAAAAATGGTAGATAAGAATGAAGACTCACCAGAAGTTCGCAAACAATTTACTGAAATTCAAAAAGCTAAAGATTTAGAACAGATCGGTGGAAATTCTGATAGTAGTCAAAGTCAGCCTGGGTATGCTGAAGGTTTAGCTTCTGCACAAGAGGCTGCTGAAAAGCGCCGTAAGTCTGCAAAAGAAAAAGGCGCTGTTATTAACTTAGGTGCTGATGATACTGCTCTTCCTTCAGGTGTAGGTGCGTCTTCTAATGAAAATCTATCTCCTGCAGAACAAGCACGTCTAGAAAAAGAACGTACAGCAGGAAAATCCCCTAGAGGTACTAAAACTGGAATTCTTCGCCCAGGTACAGCCCCTAAGCCTGTGCGTCGTAAGGGCAATATCAATGAGGGTACCGCCGGTGAGAATAACATTGAACGCCTTCAAAAGGGTATGGGAATTGCTGGCCAAGAAAATGGCGAAATTGAAGAGGCACATAATATTCGTCTGCGTAAGCACAAAGAAGGTACTCTTCGTGAAACCCCTATATTAAATGACCAAGGTGGAAACGCTGCAGGAAGTCATGAGCATCGTTTAGTAAAGGTTATGACTGATTTAGGTGTAACTGAAGAGGCTTTAAAGTCTGACCCATTTGATACTGGCATGAATACTGAAAATAGAGTAGATGCTATGCACGCATATGTTCAAGCCGCTCGTGATATTAAAGCAGAACCTGTCAGGGAATTACCACAAGCTGGGGAGTTTTGGGAGCACCCAGTTACAAAGCAGATACACGCGGTAGAAGAGAATCATCCAGATATGCCTAAAGTCTTTGAGCGTAATAAGGGAATGTCTTTTACATACTCGCGTAACAGACAAGGACAAATTACTCAAAATCGTGGGGTTTACGAAGGATGGAATCGTGAAAAATCTTCAGGGGGTGCGGGAGGCACTACCGTATGGAGAAAGCGAAGCGTTCCTGAAAATAGTTTGGGAAATGTTGTAGACCTACTCCGTAAGGCGTATCAAAACCCTGATACAGCCAATCTTAAAGCTAGCGGTGCATATGGACTTGGTCGCACACTTTTAGGTGCGGTTAATGGAGTATCTACTCGTGTTGCCCGTGCAATTCCTAACGTAACAGGTCGTCGTAATGTAGATGCCGTAGGCCCATTTACAGAAGCCGGCGCTTCAGTTAGCAATGGGGAACCTGTACAACTTGTTGAGCCTCTAAAAGATCGTAATTCTGAGGTAGAAGCCGGAGAAGGACAAAGCCTTGAGGGAGTACTACCTCCTAAGACTAAACGCGGTCGTGTTTTAGCTATTGGAATGGAAAGCTCAGGTATTCCTGAAGGAAGAACCGGAACAGCTAGGGTACGTAGACTTCCTCGTTTAGCTCCCGCAGGTCTTACAAAAAAATCCAGTATTGCAAATAAGGAAGATCGTGAAGCTGCCGCAAAGAAAGCAGCAGATGCAAAAACAGCTGCACGTAGAGGAAACCTATTTAAGGGTCCACGACCTGAAGAATACGACGGCCAACTTGCTTTTGATTTTCGCCCTACAGGCGAAGGACCAAGCCCACAGTTCCGAGGTGTTTCGTCGGCCTCTAAAGTTGAGCGTGACGCTGAAGGTATGCCTCTTCCACCACGACCAGGATATAAGCAATCTATTGTTTCAAAAACTGGTACTAGGTACGTAACTGTACCTAGAACCGAAGAAGTGGGTCGTGAGGCTGCAACCGGCGGTGTTGGGCCAGCACAGACTCCTCTAAGAACAGACGTAGTACATCCTGATGTTCACACAGTAATTAATCTACCAGATACAACTCCTGTTGCAAGAAACCCTATTGCTGAAGGACGTCCTTCTGGAAAGCCTATTCTTCCTAAGTATGATGAGAAGAATGAGGTTGTTGAAGGTACGGGAACTAAAGGAGGCAACGGTTATGAACAACCTGCGCTCCCTGGTTTTGAAGTACCAGTTAGCCCGCATAGTAAAGGCGCCCAATGGGATGACCTTCTTGGCGGTAAAGTGGTTGAGCAGGCCGCAAGGGGTGTCGGAAGAACTACTTCTCAGGAGCGCTAATGTCACGTACAGAAGTCTTCATGGAGTATCAGCCACAAGGTAACCGGATGCCTAAAAACTTGCGCCTAAACGCAAGCGAGTACGCTGAATGGGCACATGGACTGGAACCAGACCAAGGTGGGGACCATGCCATTACTAACCAGAAGTATGGCCGTTCATCAGGAAGTAACAACTAATGGGGCGTAAAAAGAAGGTAGAGACCCCCCCAGAGGATAAAAAATCTCGGGAATTGCGTATACTTGCTTCAGAGTCTCCATTTGTATGGAACGAGTACCGTCACGGCCATGACTGGGATTGCCCTAGTTGTGGGGAGAAGATCTTCCACTCTAACTACAAGGGAAGACTAAAGAACTCCCAATTTGCAGCAGAGAATGATACAAAAGGAATTAGCAGTAAAGCTCAGATACACTTAGCAAATGGGTGTGCTCAAGAGGATCGCCTACCAGAACGTAAGGACTTAGATAACTAATGGCTAAATCAACTCCAGTATGGAAGAAGAAAGATCCAGACGGCGGAAAACACAGTAAATTAAGCAGTTCACAAAAAGCTGCGGCTAAAGCACGTGCTAAGGCGGCAGGACGTCCATACCCAAATGCGGTAGATAATATCGCAGTAGCGAGAAAGAAGAAAAAATAATGGCTGAAAAGAAACTCTCATCAAAGCAGAAGAAGATTGCAAAGCTTGCTGGCGATCCTACAAAGATTGGCGCAGATGACATGGCCGCTCTTCGTGATAAAAAGGGCGCAAAGAAGAAGAGCGTAAAGAAGAAGTAAATGGCTAAGAAAAAGAAAGCAAACCCAAAACGATATCTTGTAGATAACTACCATGATAGCTTTGACCGTAATAATGCCGATACTGATACGGCTTGGTCTGAATTTGGCGATACTAACGTTGAGGGTTCTCATGGGACAGACAACTCCATCTCTAGCTCTGTAGCGCCTATTGATGCCCGTGTTTCAGACCTACAACGTGCAGCAAAACTTGGCCGTCATACAACAATTAGTGGAGCTAACATTGCAAAAATGGGCGATATGCGTGTACCCCATGTTGGTGATTATGGTGCGGGTGTAGACCTTGTACATAAAGACGAAGCGTATTCAGGATTTAATCCTCAAGAACGCTTTTCTCAAGATGTTGATAGGCTTGAAGAATTCCATAATTCTTTACATGGCGAAAGCAAAGGTGAAGACGGTATGTGTTCTATGTGTAGGGACAACTAATGGCTGCTAAGAAAAAAGAACATCACAAGTCTGCTGCTTGGACACGCAAAGAGGGTCAGAACCCTAATGGCGGTCTAAACGCTAAGGGACGTGCCTCCGCTAAAAAGGAAGGCCATGATCTTAAGGCTCCTAGCAAGGATACTAAGAACAAGCGCCATAAGTCTTTCTGTGCTCGCATGCAGGGCATGAAGAAGCATAACACCTCTGCTAAGACAGCTAATGATCCAAACAGCCGTATCAACAAGTCTCTCCGTGCTTGGAACTGTAGCTGCTAATGGCGACACCAGGGAATAGAGGGGAAAGGCCTGCGTGTAGGTTTTGTGATAAGCCTGCCACTCAATTGGCCCACCCCTCATACAAGGAATTAAATCACAAGCATTTAAAGGAAATACGGCAACCTGCATTACTTCGTCAATATCCTGAAAGTGCGGTATGTGATTCTCATTTAGATTCGTATAATGCTATCGCTACTATTAAAGCCGGCCTTATGCCAGAACCAAAATCAGAGGTATCGTGCCCAGACTGCGGCGAAAAAATGCGTAATCTTGAAATGAATAGCCATGCTGATCTGCATAAATTAGGAAGAGAAGCGCACCATATTGCTTTAGAGGAAAAGTTAAATAATTCTATACAACATGCGGGTAATCTTATTCAAAACTATCACGAAGAACGTGCAGCAAAACTAGAACATTTTCAGAATATGCTTATGAAGATAACTAATCTTCAAGATATAACAGAAACAGCAGCGGAACAGCATTATAGAAAAGACAGGCCTAATACAGGGGAAGACTATTAATGGCATCCCAGGAGTCTTTATTTTCTTTAAAGGGTCAAAGACTAAATGTAGTATCCCCTGAGGGTATAACTGTAGGTGTTCATAGAATGCCTGTTGTTGCAGATAAGTCTTCACTTCCTCCACTGTATCATGGTTCAGGTAGCCATATTAAGGTGGGAGACACTGTAAGGCCCCACCCAAAATCTCCAGACCCAGATTCTAGGACTCATGCTTTTGCAACCTCTCTTCAAGAAACTGCTCGGGCATACGCAACAGCTGACGGTATTACGAATAACGCTGGTCAGGGAGTGCTTTGGGGTATTGTCCATAGAGTAGGGCCTACAGAAGGTAATGATGTATTAAAAGATATCCATCCTTCTGGAGAACGAGCTTGGGGAAAAGAACAAGGGCACTACTTATCTAGACAGTTTAAAGTATTAGAGGCTACTCATTTAGTGGATGATGCTGGATACGATACTCCTCTGGGAAACAATGTGGAGTTGGGTGATCCACCCACAAAAAAATACAAACAATTAAAGTTTTCGGATATAAGGGAGTAACAGATGGCAACCAAGAAAAAAGAAGTAGCTGGCGGCAAAGAGTATAAAGGCTCTGCCGCTAATGGCGGCCGCAAAATTATTGTCAAGCATTACAAAAAAGACGGTAAGTGGCACACTACCTCAGAAAACGCTGCCAAGGCTAAGTATGAGAAGAAGCACGGCAAGCTACCTAAGGGCACTGACGTAGATCATAAAGATAACAATCATGATAATGATTCCTCCAGCAATCTGCGCCCACTCAAGCACGGTAAGAATACCGCTAAAGAGAACAAGCGCAGAGCTGGTAAAAAGTCCTAGATTGTTTTAGGACAGAGTTTCATCCATTGCTGAACTAGCTTATGGTCACGCTCACCTGGGTTAGCGTGCCAAGGTGACCAGTTCTTACCCCCAGAACTCATTCTGTAGGCGATCTGAGCGTTTTTTACAGGGTTGGTAAGGTCTTGTGCGGATTTGAGGCCAAAAGCCTTCACACGGCCCTTTAAAGCCCCGTAAAGGTTAATCTGGAAGACCCCATAAGAGTTGTCTCCGGTTTGTGGATTATAGTTGTGGGCTAGTGGGTTACCGTGGGTTTCTTTCATGGCTACAGCCCAAGCTACCTTTAGAGCGTGACCCTTAAACCCTACACCTTGTAGGACTATATAGAGCTGCTTTGGGGTTAACTTCTTGGCGGTCATATACTCGCCAATAGGGGTTAGGCAGACCTTTACAGGCGCTGTAACCGCTTTTGCTGAAATCGTTAGAAGGTTGCTAAAAATAAGAACCACTACTATGAGTAACTTTATATGATTTTTCTTAACATTAAACTTCACACTATCTCCTAGGCTTGAGAGCCAACCCGAATCTTTTACCTACTGTCACTAGATAAAAAATAGCTCAGCGTCTGTCTGCCGAGCTAGTTGCAACTCTTTTTGTTTCGTTGTTAGTGTTAGAGGCTATGACCCCTCTATGCAATATAATACCAGTAGTTACAGGGTTCAGGCAACACCCAACTCAATATAGTGTATGATTAATATCATATATCCATTGGAAAGGGCGCCAAAGTGAGAATTCAGCGTATTATT